TGGGCGTCCCTGACATGAGTCGTAGCATAATGCTATCCCGTTCTGTGAGAGACCTAAAGCCAATGCCTGGCACACTACGCGAACGTGGAGAGTCTTACGGTAACCATACTGGGTTCATCTACCCAGCGGGCAATCCGCTTGACGTAACTCCCGCAATTGCGCAGAAGGGCTCCGCCCACATGAAAGATGTCGTGGGCAACTTCGAGGGTGTGAATATCCTCGAATTAGAGCGTTGGAAGCTGACCCCGGGTTATATCACCGGGATCGAATCCGTCTGGCCTGTGTACGGGCTATACAATTACCCGTACCAGAACCAGCCTTCCCCGGACTTCGCTAGCGAAGACTGGGATTCAGGCATGTTTGGCAACGTTGAGGCCGCTACGCGAGTAGCGTCATGGACCAATCCGGTCAAGTCCCATGTGGACGTGACTGCGATGATCTATGAACTCCGGGAATTACCGGAGACGCTAAAGAAGTTTTGGGACCTTGCACAAGTTGCTGCTAAGAAGCGCAGCCGCTTGTCAAAGCACGCCAAGGATGGTGCCGAGAACTCTGTTCTTGACATTAACTTTGGCATCGCTCCTCTCATTACGGACCTCGTTAAGCTTTTCCAGTTCACGAAAGCGTTCGACAAACGCGCTCGTGATCTGGCGGCGATCTACGATCGACCGCATGGGCTTAAACGTCAACGTGTAGTCTGGGCGAACTCGTCGCAACGTATTGATTACGTAGCGGCGAACAGCTTTATATGCGGAGTCGGTGTTAATCGTAAGATTAAGACCGTCGCTAGACAGTGGGCTTCTGTCACTTGGAAACCTTGGTTTCCTTGGCAGGAGCGTCCATCAGACGAGGAGATAGCTAATAAAGCTATCGCCGCATTGACCGGGATTAAGAATCCGTGGGCTATCGCCTACGAAGTTCTACCCTGGTCTTGGTTGATCGACTATTTCAGTAACGTTGGCGATATCGTTGAGATATGCGGCAACGCCTTTGAGTACAAGATCGATCAGAGCTGCGTGATGTCTAACGTACGATCCCTCATAATCGATGAGGTGGTCGTAAGTCATCCTGACTTCACTGTTACGCCTGCTGTTGGAACCTATGAACTCAAATTCAGGGTACCAACATCTATAGGCTTCTCACTCAACTCGTCGGCAATTTCGACGCGACAACTAGTCAACTTGGCTAGTATAGCAGCGAATTGGAAACGATGAGCTGTCTCATCTAGACAAGGAGATTATCCCTATGGCCTTCGGTGCAACTCTTAGCATCACCATCAACGCAGTAGCCAAGGTTCTGAATCGCGTAAGCGATGCAGATCCGTACAGCTCTGAGTATCTGTTGCGTGCTAGCACTGAGGAATTCCGAGTAAAGATTCGGCATTCCCATTCTGATCCGAAAGGCATCGATGCCTTTCAACGAGGTGTTGATCGCCATAATATGGAGTTCACACACGTCGTATACGCCACTCCTACCACTAAGGAGATTCGCCGCAAAGTCTACACCGTGATTGAATGTTACGGTGCAGACGACGTGGCTGCAGTTAGTCTAGACGCTGTCGGGTTCTTCGCTTACGCGGGGAACGCCGGTCGAGTCGATGACCAGCTGGCCTGGATGTCTTAGTAGACTTCCGGGTCTCTCATATGCTTAGTGGGCTGCGGATTTCTTCCGCAGGGCGCTGAGATCAGACCGTGGGCAAGGGACATAACCGTAGAGGTACGATTATGTCTAAAAGCCTTAGTAGGGATCATCTAGGTTTCGTCCAGGCAGTCTTAGATGACTGTCGGGATTACTACCCGATGCTCTCGTCTGGATTTGATCGGGATATACTCCGACTCAAGTCCCATTCTGAAAAGGTAGGTGATCGTGTATTCTTGATCGACCTACCCGCGATCGGAAAGGTCTTAGATAAGGCCCTCGATCGTGGAGTACTACCACGTACCGGTCTCGCCCTCACGGGCGGGATCAATGCGCGTACCACGGTTCCTAGACTATTCCAGGGACTATGGTTACTCATCTTTCAGTTAGACGGGTGTCTGAAGTGCAACGCTGACCCTCAAGCCATCTTTCTACTCAGGCAGATCTTGCTTGGGCAGAAGAAGTTCAAGAAGGAGTGTACCAAGGATGTCCTTTACAAGACAGTCTCGGAATACTACAGCGTCGACCAAGAGCTTCCTCCTCCATCCTCTATTTGGGATGGGGGCGATCCTCTTGATTGGGGCTCTGCTCGTCCTTCGGTTTACGACCGAATCGATGAGTCAGAGCTCCTTGCTGATGTCGGAGCTTTCCAAAAGTCCCGGCATCTTCGTCTCATGCTCGACACAGTCCAGAAAGTCTGTGACTGTGTCTCGGCCTCCCTGGGAGAGTTTCACCCAGGGGCGGCCAACTTCAGACATGGCCCAGGTGCCACGAGTGAGTACCAGCGCGGAAAGGGTTATAAATACCTCTTTCCCAACTGGTCAGCTCGACTCCAGTGTGTCTTCCCTCGTGAGGAGTATGCTATTGCAAACTCCTCCATATTGGGAGGAGGATTTGCCACTGTCCACGACCTATTCGGTAATTACCGAATAGACACAGACAGTGTCGAGGTAGCTAATGATATTCCCGAAAGGGAACATCACTCACGACTTATTGCCGTGCCAAAGACTCAGAAAGCACCGCGGCTCATCGCCGCAGAACCTACCTGTAACCAATGGACACAACAAAATGTCAAGAACTACCTTGAACGGCAAATCCTGGCTGGAAGCTTACAACGTGCTATCTCGTTTGAGAGACAGTCACACAGTAGGCTTGCGGCTAAACTGGGTTCATGTGGATCCGGAACTGCTACGCTCGATCTCTCGAGTGCTAGCGATCGAGTTTCCTGTTGGCTTGTGGAACGTGC